TGTAAGCTATTATCATAAAATAACATTTCTCTATCTCGTGAGTTAATAAATTTAATATCGGTGTTAGGAAACTTAATTCTTTCACCATTAGTTTCTATATTTAAATTATTAGTAGTAGCATCTAAATAAATATAAGCATTTTGTGTTGTTGAAGTTGTTAAATATTCATTCGTTAGTTGGAAACCTGCTGTTGCTGATGTGTCTTGTTTTATTTGAAAATAATTATATGCTGTATTTGATTTAACTTTTAAAGTTCCGCCACTCGCCTGTAAAAATCGGTCTGTGTATTCTAAACCATTACCACTACTATTAACTTGAATTATTTGTTCTGCCGAGCCATATCCAGTTAATCCATTTATACTTATAGTAGAAGAAGTGCTACTATTATCTGTAATTAATAATGGTTGAGTAGCAGTTAAAGTATTTACATATACATTATTAGTAATATTACCTGCTAATCCGTTTAATGACCTTACACTCATTATATTTATATATTAATAATATTTTAAATTTAAAAATTTTTTCTTTTATTATATTAATGACTAATAACGAAGAACATTTAGAAGAAAATAAAGAAAAAAACGAACAATTAACGGAAAAAAGCGAAGAAAACGAAAAAAATGAAGAAATTAAAAATGAACCTATGGAAAAACCAAAGTCTAAAAAAATCCGTAGTGCTAAACAACAAGAAGCGTGGGATAAATTGCAAGAAAAAAATAAATTAAGATGGGCTGAAAAACGTAAATTAAAAGAACAAAAAATAAATGAAGTTGAAATTCGTGGGGACACCCCACTAACCCCTAACCATAAACAAGAGGTAAAAGAAGAAATTAAAGATGAGGTAAAAGATGAGGTAAAATCTAAAAAAGTTAAAAAAAAAATAGTAGAAGAAGAAAGTGATGATGAAGAAATAGAAATAATTAAAAAACCTAAAAAAAAGAAAAAAAAGAAAATTGTTATAGAGCAAGATAGCGATAGTGATAGTGATAATGAAATTGTTATTAGCAGGAGAAGAAGAAATAAAGTTGAAAAATCTAAACCAATAGATATACCAAAACAAGAACAACAACAAGAAACTAAAAAAGAGGAGGATATACCATTAACTAAAAAATACACTGCCAAACAAATCCTTAAGAGTTTAGGGTTGTAATAATTAATGTAGAGAGAAATTAAATAAAAAATAAATATCTTTATATATTATGAATTTAGAGGAAGTAAATACCAAAAATGATATTGAATTAAGTAAATATAAATTTAATTGTGATGATATAATATGTCCTAATATAAAGTATCCCTTACCAAATAAAACATTTAAAATAGGGATTATAGGCAAAAGTGGGTCAGGCAAGACTAATCTTTTAAGAAATATGACTGAAAAATCAGGAAAAAATGCTATATACTGCAAAAAATTTAGTAATGTATTTTACATTAGTCCAAGTATTAAAAGTATGAATAATAAACCAAAATTAAGTGAAGATAGGTTTTATACAAGTTTAAATGATTTACCTGAAATTGTTAATAGAATGAAAAATGAAAATGATATGGAGGGTCGTAGTTTATTAATTATGGACGATATTACAAATGAATTAAAAACTGGTGGAAGTATGGGGGAACATTTAAAAACGATTTATCAAAATAATAGACATTTAGGCAGACCATTAATAGATGAAGAGACAGGAGAGCAAATTGAGAGTGGAGCGATGAGTTCAATTATTTTATCACAAAGAACTAATAATTTACCAAGATTTATTAGAAGTCAATTAACACATATTATATTGTTTGATTGCAGAAGCACGAGGACAGAGATGGAAACAATCTTTAATGAATTTTTCCATTGTTGTAAAGATGTATTTAATGAAATATTACGTAGAACTTTTGATGGTGATAAAAACAAATATAATTTTTTATTTATAGATTTAGGAAATAGTAAAATATATAGAAATTTTGATACTGAATATATTGTTCCAAAAACTTATTTATAATAAATAATATAAATAAATAATAATATAAAAAAAAAATATAATTTATTATATATAAAATATGAATAATATTAATTATGAATTTAGTGATGATTATTTATTATCTAATTGTTATAGCGATATATGTTTAAAAAGAGATGATAGTAATGAAAGATTTTATAGAAAACAAATTAAGGATAAATATAAAAATTAATATAAAATATTTAAAGAAAATTTAATAATATAATATAACTATATAAATAATGCCGAGTGGAAGACCAGCAAACTCAAGAAATTGTAGATTTTTAACTTGGAAATTTCAAATATATAATGAAGAAAAAGGTGAGTGGATAAGTAAGAAATATATTACTATTAAAGAAATAAATGAAGATTACCCTGATATTAAATTAAATGGTGAAATTGTTAAAAGACTATTAAAAAGAGATATTGAATATGATGAAAATAAAAAATACTCTCCTAATAGTTTTTGGTATAGAAATAAGAATATTAAAATTGAAAAAATTAAAGAACAAGGTAGATATATTTTAGATAGACATTAGATATTATATTAATATATTTAGGAAAAAATTGACTTAAATATATCTATTGAAAATATATTAATAATAGTTAATGAATGAAGAAGTTGAAAATAATAATATCTCTACTAATATAAGTATGGAGACTAACCAAAAACCTATTGAATATTATTATAATATTGATAATTCTACAAGAAAACTTAACCTTACTGATGTAGAATTTAAAAAACGAGCAAAAGAAATCGGCTTTAAAGGTAGAGCAGTTTATAATGATAAAATTACTAAATCTTATGAAACATATTTAAAAGATAAATTTAAAGAAAAATATGATTTAAAAACCTCACCTATTAAAGGTAATAAAATTTTAAAAAAAGTTAAAAAACTTGAAACAGAAGGTATTACATATTTACCATTAGTAAAAAACTTTATTGAAAATGATGAGCCAATTAAAATTAATTTAAAAGGTAAATCAAGCATTAAAACTTTATTAGATAAATTATTAGTTAATAATAAAAAAGGAATTATTAAATTAAAAACTATTAATGGAGACCAAAAAACATATACATTTAACTATGAATTTTTAAGATATTTAAAAGATGGAATAATAAATAAAGAAGACCCAAAAGAAATGGCTGATAGTGCGAGTGAAATTATTAAAGTATTAACACGAAATACTATTGAAACTTTTGAAGTATTACCAGTAGGCAAAACAAAACCTAATGGTGCATTCTTTAAATATATTAATAATATTGAAGAATTAGATTTAAAAGAATTCCAAATATATAATAGTTTAGATGAGATTGAAGCTACTGCTCCGTGTTGTTTTATTCAAGCTTTAATAAGTGCTGGAGTTGATAAATATAAAATAAGTGAAGCTAAAAATATTATAAAATGTAGAAGTGTTCCTACTTGCTTATTAAATAAAATATGTGAAAAATTACATATACATATTACAATTAATAAAATAAATGATAAACACCATTATCATTATCCAAATACAGATAGCGAATTACATAAAATTATAAGAGAACAACCGCCTATAAAAATTGGATTAATTGAAGAACATTATTTTAATATTAAACCAGTTTTAATTACCTCTTATGCTCTTACCCATTATGAAGAAATTAAACATATTAAAGATTTTCATAAAATAGAAAAAAAAAATGCCTATGGTGTTTATAAAAAATCTAATAAAAAATTTATTGATAGTTATAAATGTATTGAATTATTAATTAAAAATAAAGAAACGTTATTAACACCTATTAGTTTATGCGACCAAGTTTATTCTACACAATATTATGATTTATTTAAAGATATTGCTACATTAGATTATGATGAAGAAGAAAATACAAACGAGGTTATGTATTACCAAAAAAAAGACAAACATAATTATTTAAATATATTTGCTGATTTTGAAGCTACTACTGAAGGAGAAAAACATATTCCTTATTTATGTTGTATGTATGTTGATGATGATTGTAAAGAAGCATTTTTAGGTAATGATTGTGCTAAAAAAATGTTAGATTATATTAAAAGTAAATTTGAAGGTAGAAATATAAGATTAATATTTCATAATGCTGGATATGATGTTAGATTTTTATATAAATATATTTATGGTTTTAAACCAATTGAACGTGGAAAAATGTTATTAAGAGCAGAAGGATTAATTTATCATAATGATGAACCTATTAAAATACAGATACAAGATAGTTATGCATTAATTCCTGAACCATTAAGAAATTTTAAAAAAATGTTTAAATTAGATGTTATGAAAGAAATATTACCTTATGGATTATATACAAAAGAAAATGTTAATAAAGTCTTTATTCCTATTGATGAATGTAAAAAATATGTTGAAAAACAATATATAAATAATAATATTGGTAAAAAAATACAAGAATTTAGACAAAAATTATTTGTTAATGAATATATTGAAAATTGTAAAAATTGGGATTGTATTATTGATGATAAAATAGATATTATTAAATATAGTAAAAAATATTGTGAAATGGATTGTAAAGTATTATCACAAGGTTATAATAAATTTAGAGACGATATAATTAAAATATCAAAACAAAAAATTACTTATGATGATGATGATGATGATAATTATATTGATATTAATAATTATGTTTCTATTGCGAGTGTAGCATTAGATTATATGAAGATGAAAGGAGTATTTGATGATGTATATGAATTAAGTGGTAATGTGAGAGAATTTATAAATAAATGTATGGTTGGAGGAAGAACTATGACTTGTAATAATAAAAAATATTCATATAATAAAAAGAATAATAATAATATTATTAATGAAATATTAGCTGATTTTGATGCAGTTAGTTTATATCCAAGTGCTATGAAAAGGTTAGGGGGTTATTTAATGGGAAGACCAAAAATTATAGAAAATACAGATTATAATAATATTAAAAATTATGATGGATATTTTGTAGAAATAGTTATTACAGATGTTAAAAAAAAATATAATTTTCCTTGTATGAGTAAATTAAATAAGAAAGGTATTAGAGAATGGAGTAATAATATGATAAATGAAACTATTTATGTAGATAAAACTACACTTGAAGATTTAATAAAATATCATAAAATAGATTTTAAAGTTAATAGGGGTTATTATTATGATAATGGTAGAAATATGAGATTAAAACCAGCAATTACTCATTTATTTAATAAACGATTAGAAGCAAAAGCACAAGGTAATCCTATACAAAATGTTTATAAATTATTAATGAATAGTAGCTATGGTAAATGTTTATTAAAACCTATTGATACAGATGTTAAATTTGTAAATGAAAAAAATTATAAACAATTTGTTGATAGTAATTATAATTGGATTAAAGAAGGAGAAAAAGTTGATGGTTGTAAAAGTTGGAAGTTTAAATTAATTAAACCAATTAACGAACATTTTAATTTAGTATCTTGTGGAGTTGAAGTTTTATCTACAAGTAAATCTATTATGTTTGAAGTTATGAATACAGCAGAAGACTTAAATATTCCTATGTATTATACAGATACGGACAGCCTTGCTATAGATAATAGCAAAATACCATTATTAGCAGAAGAATATAAAAAAAAATATAATAGAGAATTAATTGGAAAAAATATGGGACAATTTCATACTGATTTTGATAGTGATATTATTATAGATGGTATTATGGATAAAATAAATACTAAAAATAAAACTAAATTAAAATTTAAAGATTTACCTGAAGCAGACCAAGAAAAATATAAGAATAGTATATTATCAAAACGAAGTGTAATTTTAGGTAAGAAATGTTATATACACGAATTATATAGTGATTATTGTGAGGAAATAGATTATCATATAAGATTAAAAGGAATTCCTGGTGTATCAATATTAGATTATTGTTGTAATAATAAAATAACACCAATAGAATTATACGATAAATTATATGAAAATGAAGTAATTAAGTTTGATTTAACTTGTGGTGGTAAAAAAGTAGTATTTAAATTTAATAATAATATGAGTATTACAACATTAGACGAGTTTGATAGAGAAATTAATTTTATTAGCGATTAATGGTATGTAAAAAAATAATATACATTATATTTAAATTTTTTTAAAAACTTAATTTAATTGTCTTCAATAGGATTATTTGGTGACTTCATTTTTATTTTTAATGGTATGTATAATATTTTATAAAATTGATTTAGAAAGAAAACTATAAAAAATATAAAATGGAAAAACAAGGAAAAACACGGAATAAAACAGATTATAGTAAAGGAAAGATATATAAAATTATTAGTGATTTAACTGATAATTTTTATATCGGTTCAACAGCACAAAAATATTTATGTGATAGATTAAATAATCATAAAGTAGAATATAATAGATGGATAAAAACTAATAAAGGATATTGTAGTTCATTTGAACTTATAAAATTAGAACAATATAAAATAATATTAATAGAAAATTATTCTTGTAATTCAAAAGCAGAATTACAACAAAGAGAACAATTTTATATAGATAAATATAAATGTGATAATTTACTTAATATTCATAGAAGTTTTAATTCAATAGAATATACAAAAGAATATAAAAAAGATTGGGAAAAAAATAAAGGTAAAGATAGAACTGAATATTATAAAGAATGGAATAGTAAAGAAGAAGTAAAATTAAAAAAAAGAATATATGATGAAAAACAAAAAGAAAAAATAACTTGTGAATGTGGTTGTGTTATTTCTAAATCTTCTATGTATTTACATAAGAAAAGTGATAAACATAATAAATTAATGGAAAGTATTTTTAAAATTTAATTGTCTTCAATAAGATTATTCATTTTTATTTTTAATGGTCTTACACCTGAATATTTTTTACCATAATGTATTTTAGATACATTATCTAAAATATCTGCCTCATTATCAGGTTCTACATCAATTATTTTTAATCTACAACCAGTAGCCTTTACTGATTTAGTATCTGCTAATTTATCGCAAGTTTTAGACTTTTTACGTCCGCTATTCTTTGCCTTTTGTCCCATCTTACTTTATACTTATACATACTACTAAAAACCCATATCAATTTTCTTGTTTAATAATATAAAAATGTTTTGGACGAGTATAAGACCATCTTAACGTTTAAATAAAATTATTGA